ACAAAGAAAAGGAATTTCTATAAGAAAAAATTTTATAAATAGGCTTTTTTATTATTTAAAAAGACAGGCAACTCCATATTGTATATCAAAAGCTCTTTTTCCTTTCTATGGGAATTAACAGAATAATTCAATTGCAGATTAACGCAATGTTCCTTGTTATATAAATCTCTGATTTCCTGAGTGTCATCATAGCTTAAAAGCCATGGGAATCTTTTATCTTTGATATACTTCGCAAGTTGCCTATGATCCTCATTTGTGTAAAAATGTCTGTACAGACTTGGGCCTGCTTTATAATATGGTGGGTCGATATAAACAAAAATTGGTTTATGAGAGCCAGATTTAACTTCTTTTTCCATAAAATCAATCGCATCCTCATTAAAAACGCCCACTCTGTTTTTGTAAGCAGCAATATCTAAAATAGACTGAATGATTCGTTCCTTATTAAATCTGCAATCTAGCTTATATTTTGATGTCTGCGCTTTTCCACCGATAGGTCCGGCTTTTAAAATCCCCGAAAAATTAGTTCGATTTAAAAATAATCCAGCAAAACCGATCTGATAAGTCTCTTTGTTGGACAGATACGCATCTTCTTTATATCTTACACATTCATTCCATGTGTCAATATTTATATCCGTTTTCTTTATCAGGTTAACTAATTCATCCGTATGAAAAAAGACGGATTTCCAAAAATGATAAAGAAGCGGGTCTTTCTCATTGATTACTGCCTGGCTTATCAGCCCCTCATCTAATAACTGCCATGAGAGCGTGGCACTCCCGGCAAATGGTTCATAAAAAGTACAGCCATTTAATTCATTTTTAGCGATTAATGTTTTTATGTATTTGAAAAGTTTTGATTTTGCTCCGGGATATCTTAACGGATTCATAGATAACTTCTCCTTTGTTTTGTATTTTCTAGGTCTAATATGTCTTTTTATAAAAAAAGACTCCATAAAAGGAATCTTTTTTTCATGATATAACTCTATCCGCGGATAAATATCCGTTATATTCGTCTTTATGTATTACACAGCCCTTCAC